CTGTCCTTTTTTTGCGCGGGAGTTCGGGCCGGTTGGGGGCCGGACCGGGCGGGTACCGGGTATCGATTGTGGTGGATCAAACCTCGAGCTAGATAGGTCATCATCTATACCCGCAGTCCACCTGGGTATGATGAGCGGGCGCCCGACCGCGAACGGGCGCCGAGCGGGTACCCGCCTACGCCTCGGCCGCGTGCGGGTACCCGCTCACGAGGTACCCGCCCGCTGTCGGGCACCCGGGCCAGCGAGGCGGGCGGGTACTCTCCGGCGGGTACCCGCCCGTTCTGCGTAGCGGCGTCCCGCGGGCGGGTACCCGCTCACACCACGACGAGCGGAGCGGGCGCGGGCGGCAGCGTGCGGGCAAGGTGCACGGCACCCGCGAGCGCGTATGTCCCATCGATCGGCCCGGTACCCGCCCGCTGATACACCCACGTGCCGTTGCTCCGCATCAGCTTCTGTGCGGACCCGTTGTGCGCGTTGAGCATCGGATCGTCCGCGTGCCTGATCTCGTTGCCCTCGACCAGAGCCGGCAAGGCCATACACACGGCGGTCATCTCTTCCTTGAGCTCCTCGACCTTCACCCGGCGCGGTGGCCACCGGGGGGAGCGCTTCTTGGCCATGTCCGCCGTGAGGACAGCGGCCGGGCCGTTGGGGAACCAGCCGATCACCCGAGGCTTCACCTTCGTCACGAGCGCTGGCAGCTCGGCGCGTACCGCCTTCGTGCACCCGTAGCCGCTCCAGGCTTTGACAACGTCGACGTGCACCAGGCCGTCAACCTCGGCCGCTGCAAGGAGTGCGGCGTGCGACCCGTCCAGGCTCACGTCGAGACAGAGCGCTACCCGGTCCCGGACCGTCGCGAGGTCGAGCGGCGCCGCGGTCGCGCACGCCTTCCACCGGTCCGGATCGATCGCCGGATCGAGCAGGTCTACGCGCATGCACATGACCTCGGTGCGGAAGCTGGCCAGCTCCGCACCTCCGGCGAGCTTCGCGCGGAGTCCCTTGCCTAGCAGGGCATCAGGGTCGGTGCGGTTCCCGAGGTCGGGGCAGGCCATGGCGAGCGCTTCCAGGTCGCACGGGTCGCTGCCCATCGGCGATGACCACTCGAACAGCCCGAGCCGTTGGTCGCCGGCTCCGGTCTCGATGTGTTCCAGGGCCGGACCGCGGAGCGCGTCGAGCACGACGGCCGTGTCGTCGCCCTGGTTGGTGATCGCTACGAGTTGCGCGTACCGGCGGGCGTTCATGGCGTTCTCGGCAGCGTTCCACGCGTCCCACGTGTGCATCTCGCGGAGCTCGTCGGCCAGAACCCGGTCAATCGTGAGTGACCGGCCAGCCTTCCGGTTGCTCGCCGCGATCTTGTATCGGCTTCCGGTGCTGGTCCGTAGACACTCCTCGCCGATGGTGTACCGGATCGCGTTGCGGGGCAGTTCCTCGGCCAGCCATTCGTTGCCGGTGGCGGTCTCGCACACCATCGCCCACTGCTCTTTGGCGTAGGACAGGGTTGCGTTGAGCCCGAGGACAAGCGGGACCTGGTCGACGAACATCCAGTACAGGGTCAACACCCGGGCAAGGTGGCTCTTGCCCTGCTGGCGGGCGACCAGCACAAGCACCGTGCGGAAGCGCGGTCGACCGTCCTCCAGAAGTTCCCCGAGGTGGATGACCAGCCACTCTTGCCACGCGTCCAGGGGCATGAGCAGCACGTCGCGGGCGAAGTCGACGACGTCGAACCCGTACGACGTGTCCGGGGTCAACTCGCGGAGTGGTGGTGTCCAAAGCCGGGGGACCACCGACCCCCGGATGTCAGCCGGCCCGCTCTGCCCGCTTGGCTCTGAGCTCGTCGAGTGGGGACTGAGTCTTACGTTTGTCACTGTTCGCCCCCTTCACGATCGCCGCGCGGGCGCGCGGAGTCATCAGCAGCGACTCCAGTGCGGCCAGCAGCATCGGGCCCACCTTCGACGCATAGTCAGGAACCTGGTCGATCAAGCGGGCGTACGTGATGGCGAGGTGGATGACCGGCTCGTCCTGCTCGGTGACGTCGAGACCATCGACAGCATCCATGACCGTCTGTGCAAGCTGACCAGCAACACATCTCACACGATCATCGTACCTAGATGACCTTCTGAGCGTATGCTGGCGCCGTGAGAATCCGCTGGCCATGGAACCGACCCGAGCCAGAGCAGCACATCGAGCAGCGGGCAACGATGTCCGTCTCTGATCCGGCGCTGGCGGCTGTCTTCAACATCGGCACCCCGAACTACTCCGGGGTCGAAGTCGGCGAGCAGGGCGCGCTGGGGATCGCCGCGTTCTACCGGGCCGTTGCCCTGATCAGCGGGACCTTGTCCATGCTGCCTCTCCGCTCGGTCAAGGAGTCATCCCCCGGGGTGCGGGAGCGCGTCAACAGCTTCCTCGACACCCCCGGCGGCCCGGACGGGCCGACACCGTTCGAGTGGAAAGAGACCGTGCTCCTGCACCTGCTGCTGCACGGCAACGCGTACCTCCTGCACGTCCGGGGCGGGGCGGGGCAGCTCGTCGCCCTGGTCCCCGCACACCCGCTGTGCGTGTCGACCGACGTCGAGCAGTACTGGCCGGGCACCCGGCAGCCGGTCCAGGGCGGGAAGCTGTTCCACGTCACCATGCTCGACGGGACGGTGGTCGACCACGACGCGTCGACTCTGCTGCACATCCCTGCGATGAGCCCGGATGGGATTATGGGGATGTCCCTGATCAGTCTGGCCCGCAACAGCCTAGGTACAGCGATCGCCGGTGACCGCGCCGCAGCGAACATGTTCAACAACGGTGGGCTCATCAGCGGGTTGGTGACAGCCGAGGGGGACGACGTCGAGCCCGAGGACATCCCGACCATCAAAGAGACCCTGGACCGGAACATCGCCGGGTGGGAGAACGCCGGCGCGGTTCGGTTCGTCAACCGGAAGCTGAAATTCACGTCCTGGTCCATGTCCGCGGAGGACATGCAGTTCCTCGGCTCCAGGGCATTCCAGGTCGAGGAAATCAGCCGATGGACCGGGGTACCCCCGCACCTGCTCATGCAGACCGACAAGCAGACCTCATGGGGTACCGGGGTCGCCGAGTCGAACCGGGGCATGGGCCGGACCGTCCTCGCGCCGTGGGCGTCCCGGATCGAGCAGCGGTTGGGCCGGTTGCTCCGAGGTGACCGGCTGGTTGAGTTCGACTTCTCCGGCCTGGAGCGGCCCAGCCCAGAGTCAGAGGTCGACCTGCTCAACAAGCAGGTCGACGGTGGTCTGATGACCGTCAACGAGGCACGGGCCGTGCGGAACCTGCCGCCGGTCGAGGGCGGGGACGTGATCCGCATCAAGGGTGTGCCGCTCGCTATCGCCGCGGCACCCGAGCCGGAGGTGACCCCGTGAGTTCCGTTTCGCGTAAGCCGGAAGCATTTCGGAGTTCCGTTACCCGATACGAGTTCAGGTCCAAACCCGAACTCCGAGGCAACAAGCTCGGAGGCTACGCGGCCGTGTTCGACGAGGTGACCAGCCTCGGGGACCGCGGGAACGAGCGCATGGCCGTCGGCAGCCTCGACCGGGCCCTGGAAACCTCGGACGCGCGTTCCCTGTACAACCACAGCCCCCTACACGTCCTCGGACGCCAGAAGGCCGGCACACTCCGGCTCCGGGCCGATTCTCACGGCCTGGAGTACGAGGTTGACCTACCGGACACCACGTACGCGAGGGACCTCCGGGAACTGGTCGAGCGAGGGGACATCGACGGCGCCTCGTTCGCGTTCGTCCCTGACCTGTCCGACTACGACCAGGCCAGCGATACCACCACACACACCGACGTGCGCGAACTGGTCGACGTGTCGCCGGTGACCTACCCCGCCTATGCGGGGGCGACCACAGAGACCCGCTCACGTCTGCTCGTCGCCACCCGGCGCCGTAGCCAGCTCATCCGGGCACGGGCCCGCGTACAGCACCTGGAGAGGTGAGAAGCAGTGACCATCGAAGAGATCTTGGCCGCCCTTCAGGCGATCATCGACGGAGCCGTCACAGACGACGGAGCCGAGCGGGACCTGACCGACGACGAGGTGAAGCGGTACGGCGAACTCGAAGCCCAGCTCGCCACCGCGCGGCGTACCGCTGAGATCCGCTCCCGGCAGAACGCCTACAACACGCCGCTGCACGGCGGGATCGTCGCACCGGCCCGGGAGTCCAAAGACACCCTGGAGCGGGCCTATGGCGCGTACCTGCGCACCGGGCAGAACAACCAGGACATCACCGAGCTCCGGGCGCACGGTGAGGGAACCTCCGCCGGTGGCGGCTACCTCGTGCCGCCCAGCTACCGCACGAAGCTGATCGAGGTCATGAAGTCCTACGGTGGTCTGGCCGCTGAGGTTGAGGACTTCTCGACCACGACCGGCAACCCGATCGAGTACCCGACCCTGGACGACACCGCCAACTCGGGGAACCTCACCGGTGAGTCCGAGGCACACACCGGCGGGGCCGATGTGGCATTCGGTCAGGTGGCACTCGGCGCGTACAAGTACACCGCTGGCGGGGCCGACGATGTTCCGATCCGCGTGTCCGTCGAACTGCTCCAGGACTCGGCGTTCGACATCGCCAAGATGATCACGAAGATCATGGGTACCCGGATCGCCCGGAAGCAGGCCGCCCACTGGTGCACCGGAACCGGCGTGGGCCAGCCCAAGGGCATCGTCTGCGCGTCCCTTACCGCCGATGAGACCCTGGACGTGTCAGACACCATCGACTACGACGATCTGCTTGACACTGAGGGCGCCCTGGACCCCGAGTACGAGCAGAACGCCAAGTGGGCCATGAACAAGGCGTCCTGGACTCAGATTCGGGCCATTGTCGGCACCGACGGGCGTCCCCTGGTCCAGCAGGCAGCACAGGCCGGTATCGGCGGCAAGCCGGAGAAGGTGCTCCTCGGCTACCCGGTCGTCATCGACCAGGGCATGCCAAACCTGGTCGACACCGGGGCCTTCTTCGCCGTCCTCGGTGTCCTCTCCGAGGCGTACATCATCCGGCGCGTCTCCCAGCTCGCGATCGTCGTCAACCCGTACAGCCGGGCCAACTACGGCCAGGTCGAGTACACCGGCTGGCAGCGGGCAGACGGGAACGTTCAGAACCGGTCCGCGTACAAGATCCTGCGCAACGTCTAAGGAGACCAGCAGATGAGCAGCACTGTCAGGTGGGACCTGGCCGGCGCCGAAACGGTGGCAACCTCCAAGGTCACCATCGCCACCGCGACCACGACCACATTCGATTTCGGCACCCCGAACGACGTGAACCTGGCCGCGGCAGCGAACTACGACGCTGGCGACCGGATTCTCGTCGTGCTGACCGCCTCGACCGCGGGAACCACCGACAACCTGACGTGGGTCATCCAGGATGCGGACGACTCCAGCGGCAGCATCGGTACTCCAGCCGCGGCCACCACATCGGCGATCGCCGGGGCTCTCGCGTCAACGACCGGCGACGCGTTCTGCGTGTTCGCCGTGAAGCTGAAGCCGGGCCGCCCCTGGTTGCGGGTCAGCGTCACCTCGGACGGCGCCACCGACACGTTCGTCACCCACTGCACGGTGCTGGCCGTTCCCAGCAACGCATAGGAAGCGAGAAAACCTCATGACACAGGGTGAGCCGGTCGCGGTCAGCGTCGCCCGGATCGAAGAGAAGCTGGACATGGTCAGCATCACCGTGACCGGCATGGAAGCCAGGATGCGGAACCTGGAGCGCGCGGCCTGGACAGCTCTCGGGCTGGCCACCGCTCTCGGTGCCGCAACCGGCGGTATCGCGTCGATGCTGAACGGCGGATGACCATGTCCGACTGGCGGGTAGCTGGGTCGCTCCTGGTACTCCGGGAGCAGATCAACGCGCTGTACCCGGGCCGGAACAAGTCGGCGGACGGCACGATCGGGGACGCTGCGCACCAGGGCACAACGTCCGACCACAACCCCGATGCTCAGGGTGTCGTGCGCGCCCTGGACATCACCCATGATCCATATCACGGGTGCGACATCGGCCAGATCAGCGATGCTCTGGCCGCTTCGCGGGACGGCCGTATCAGCTACGTGATCGCCAACCGGCTGATCACCGGGCCGAACTACGGGTGGTCCTGGTCCCCGTACAGCGGATCGGACCCGCACACCGGACACATTCACATCAGCGTTGTCGGCGATGCTCGGGCCGACAACACCCAACCCTGGAGCCTCGGAGGTAGTGACGTGGCACTTTCCGATCAGGACCTGAAGGCCATCACTCAGAACGTGGCGGCAGCCCTGCGTAAGGGCTCGTGGCGTGACGGGTACAACGACAGCACCTTTGACGTTGCGTACCGGGGCGGGCCGACCCTGGCCAGCCTGGAGGAGCAGTTGCTCAACGCGCGCACGGCGATCGCCGACGTGCGGGCCCTGGTCGCCGACCGGCCAGACAAGCCGATCGACTACCAGGCGCTGGCGAAGGCGCTGCTCGTCGAGCTGGGTAAGTAGCCATGGCGTGGGCACCGGACTACTACGCCACCGATCTTGACCTGAAGTCCTACCTCAGGATCGAGGCGAGCGACACAGCAGATGACGCTGAGATCGTGTTCGCCTGCATCTCTGCGGCTCGGGCCGTGGACAAGGCGTGCGGGCGGCAGTTCGGTGTCCTCGCAGCCGCGGCTGAGTGGTTCTACCGGGCACATTGGGACCGCCGCCGTGGGCGCTGGATCGTGCCCGTCGACGACTTCGCGACCACAACGGGCCTGGTCGTGAAGGTGTTCGGAACGGCTACTACGGATTACACAGTAGAGCCGAGGCAGGCGGTCGCGAAGGGCCTCGTGTGGACCCGCATCGTCCTCGGGGCCGATGTGACGTGCACGGCGGAGGCCGACGCGGTCGGCGTCACCGCGCTGTGGGGGTGGCCGGCTGTACCCCCACCGGTGAAGCAAGCCTCGCTGATCCAAGCGTCCCGGTTCCTGGCACGCCGTGAGTCCCCGTACGGAATTGCCGGCTCACCGGCGGACGGGAGTGAACTCCGACTCCTGGCCACGGTCGACCCGGACGTGCGGGTATCGCTCGGGCACTACGTCCGGGCCTGGAGCGTGGCCGAATGATCCTCGAAGCTGTCATGGATGAGCTGGCGACCCGTCTGCGGACCATCCCGGGCCTACGGGTCCATGAGTGGCCGTTGGGGTCCGCTACCCCGCCAGCGGCGATCGTGGCGTACCCCGACCAGTACGACTACGACGAGACGTACGCCAACGGCATGGAGGGCATGACCATCCCGGTCGTGGTCCTGATCGGGAAGCCGACGGACCGGACCACCCGCACGGCACTGTCCAACTACCTCCGGGCCACGCAAGCGGACAGTGTCAAGGCGGCCCTGGAGTCCGGGCGGACGACCGTGTTCGACAGCATCCGGGTGACCGGCGCTGTCCCCGATGTGTATGAGCTGGCCGCAACGCAGTACCTCGCGGCCATCTTCAGTTGCGAGATCACCGGCCAGGGAGGCTGACATGACGTTGGTGGTGCGTTCCACAACCACGATCGAGGCGACGCAGACGGCTACGGCTGACCTGTCCAGCCCCACGGATCCGCTGGCGGTCACGAAGCGGGTCGACCTGGCCAGCGGGACCGGGGCGAACCAGGCAGACCTCATGTTCCATGACCGGCGGACCCTCGCGGCCAGTGCGACTGAAGACCTGGACCTGGCCGGCGTGCTGACGGACAAGTTCGGCGCGCCGTTGACGTTCGCCCGGATCAAGGAGATCTGGATTACTGCCGCGGCAGCGAACACGAACAACGTCAACGTGACCAGGCCGGCCAGCAACGGTGTGCCGCTGTTCATCGCCGCGGGCGACGGTATTCCGGTCCTCCCGGGTGGCGCGTTCCACTGGATCGCCCCGAACGCCGCGGCGATCGCCGTGACGGCCGGTACCGGGGACCTGCTGACCATCACCAACAGCGCCGGTACCACCGGGGTCACGTACGACGTGATCATCATCGGCGCGTCGGCGTAAGGAGAGTGGATCATGGCATTCGTCCACGGCAAGGAAACGGTCATCACTGTTGCGGGAACCGACCTGTCCGCATACACCAACAGCAGCGAGCTTGAGCGCGGGTCGGACAAGCACGACGTCACGTGCTACGGCGCAGACGACTACGCATACGACCCGGGTCTACGGTCCGGAAGCTTCAAGATGGGTGGGGTGTACGAATCGTCCGCTGGCGGCCCCCGGGCCATCCTCAACGCGCTGATCGCCACGAAGGCTGCCATCATCCGGCGCCCCGAGGGCACCGGCGGAGGACTTCCCCAGGACAGCTTCACCGCGGTCATTGAGAAGTACGTCGAGACCAACCCGGTAGCCGGTATGATCACATGGTCCTGTGATACAACGGTCACCGGACTCGTGAACACGACCGCACAGTAGGAGACACCATGCAGATCGCCGAACTGCTCAAACCACGCTGCCCGAGCGAGGAATACGAGATCCCGGGGGTCGGCACGATCACCGTGCGCGGGCTGACCCGCCTGGAGGCGATCAACATGCAGGGGATGAAGGGTGTGGCGACACAGGAGCGGTTCATGCTCGTGTGCGGCCTGGTCGACCCGATCCTGACCGAGGCAGACGCCGCGGCGTGGCAGCGGAACTCTCCGGCCGGGGAACTGGAGCCGGTAACCAATCTCATCACCCGGTTGTCCGGAATGGGCCCTGGAGCCGACAAGGAGGCATACAAAAGCCTTCCAAGCCAATCCGACGATGGAGTTCGAATTCTTCCTGGCACAGAAGCTGGGCCGGACAGTGGAGGAACTCCGCAACTCCCTATCGAGTGACGAATTCCTCCACTGGTGCATTTTCTACGCACGTAAGGCGCAACAGGCAGAACTGGAACGGCTGAAAGCAGGGTGAGATGCCGATCATCGACACGGTCAGAGTCGAGGGCCTCGCCCAGCTGAACCGGTCGCTACGGTCGATCAGCAGCGACGCACCGAAGGCGCTCCGGCTCGCCGCGAACGAGGCAGCACAGACCATTGTCGACGCCGCCAGGGCCGGCGTACCGCGCCGCACAGGGCGCGCCGCACAGTCCATCCGGGCCGCCAGCACCCGCACGGCGGCCCGGGTCACCTCCGGTGGCAAACGGGCACCGTACTTCCCTTGGCTGGACTACGGCGGGCGCGTCGGGCGGAACAACACCGCGCGGCGCCCGTTCATTGGGGACGGCCGGTACGTGTACCCCGCGTTCTACGCCAACCGGGAGCGCTTCCAAGCGGTCCTTGAAGCGGCCCTGGTCAAGGTGGTCTCTGACGCTGGCATGGAGGTGACGTGATGGCCGGCAACCAGGTCACACTCACCTTCGCCGGTGACAGCATCGCGGTCGAGAAGGCCATGGCCCGTGTCGGCCAGGGCGCCGCGGCCATGGCCAACGACGTCGGCCGGGCCTCATCCTCGATGTCCTCGCAGATGGGCTCAACAGAACAGGCGTTCGACTCGATGGGCCGGGCCTCGGGCCGGCTCGGGGAATCCCTCGACACTGCCTCGGGCGCGTTCTCCCAACTGTCCGGCGGGGTTGGAGATATCGGGGGCGCCATGACAGCGTTCACCGACCTTCAGGACGCCGCGGCGAGCGCAGCTGACCGGCAGGCCGCGGCACAGATCAACGTCGAGAAGGCACAACGTGACCTTGCCGACGCGACGAAGGAATTCGGGGCCGGCAGCATCGAGGCCCGCGAGGCACAGTTGGCGCTGAACCAGGCGCAGCGCGACGCGGAACCCCCCTCCAAGATCCAGGAGTGGGGCGAGAAAATGGAGCTGATCAGCCCGATCATCATGGGTGTGGTCGGCGTGACTGACCTGCTCATGCTCGCCAACACCGCACTGAACGGCTCGTTCATCACGAGCACGGCGAGCATGATCGCCTCGAAGGTCGCGATGGGCGCCTCGGCGGTCGCTACCGGCGTCTGGACGGCGGCACAGTGGCTGCTGAATATCGCCCTGTCCGCTAACCCGATCGGCCTGATCGTGCTGGGTATCGCCGCACTGATCGGCGCAATCATCCTGATCGCCACGAAGACAACCTGGTTTCAGACCGCGTGGGAAGTCTCCTGGAAGGCCATCAAGACCGCCTTCCAATTCGTGGTCGACTGGATCGTTGGCGGGTACACCATGGCGTGGAACGCCGGCAAGTTCATGCTGGACAAGATGGCCGGCATACCCGCCACGCTCCGGTCGGCATTCTCGGGCCTGGTCAGCATCATCAGCTGGCCATTCCGAACCGCGTTCAACTTCGTGGCGGACGCGTGGAACAACACCGTCGGCCGGCTGTCCTGGTCGGTGCCCGGCTGGGTGCCACAGATCGGCGGCAACACGATCAGCGCGCCACACCTCCCGAAGTTCCACACGGGCGGGACAGTGCCGGGGGCGCCCGGTTCAGAGATGCTGGCCGTGCTCCAGGCCGGTGAGACCGTCACACCGGCGGGGCAGGCGGCCCGGACCGCACCGATCGTCATCCGGTCGGACGGAACCCGGATCGGTGATGCCCTGGTGGACCTGCTTGCCGAGGCGATCGGGCGCCGCGGTGGCGACGTCCAGGTAACGCTCGGGACGCCGGCATGAGCGCGCACACCGTCACCTTCGAGCTGTACTACTCGGCCGCGTGGCACGACCACACCAGCAGTTTCCTGATCCGCACACCGGTGAAGTTCTCCCGGGCCTACTCACCGGTGACCCTGGAGGCCATCCCATCAGCCCTGGACGCCTCGATCCGGTCGGTCGATGGAGCCTGGTCCCCGCTCAACCCGAACAGTGCGATCTACGGTCTCGTCGGCCGGAACACGCCGATCAGGATCACGGTGGACGGCGCCGTGCGCTGGATCGGCGAAGCATCGTGGAAGCCGAAGCGGAACGCCGGAGGCGACCGGTGGACCGTCATCACCGCGGCCGGCGTACTGCAACGGCTCAACCGCGGCTCAACACCGCTCCGCGCGGCCCTGGAGCGCGGCGTTCTGTTCGGTGCACCCATCGGGTACTGGCAGTTGAACGACGCGAAAGGGTCGACGAGCGCGGCCAGCAGCATCGAAGGAGGCGTGCCGCTCCCGCTGATCGACTCGCCGCTGTTCAGTGAGGACACAGCGCCAGAGGGACCCGCGGGGGCCCCCGGAAAGTACGTGTGCGTCCGGACCCTCGCCACGGGCCGGCTCGGCGGGCTCGGCATGTCCCTCACGACGTCGACCACTGGCCGGATCGACATCGAGTTCATCTGCTACGTCGATCCGGACACCACATCCGATGACCTGGTGCGGTTCGTCGGATGGGACAGCACCGGAACCCAGTCGCACTGGACGATCGACTACCAGTACGACACGAGCAGCAACATCGAGATCCTGGCCGTCTACGGCCGCGAGGTTAAGTCGTCGACGACCGCATCGGGCGTGTCCGACGTCGTGACCAACTTCCGGGGCAACTGGAACCACGTCCGGGCCACCATCACCCAATCCGGCGGCAACCAACTCGTCGAGCTGTGGCTGAACGGCGTCTCCCACGGCATCGCCACCACCGTCAACACGGTCGGCAGGATCCTGAACATCACCACAGACCCGCAGGAGGTATTCCCGGACATCGGGAGCGCCACCGTGTACCTCGGGCACCTCGCCGTGTACGACTCAGCCTCGGAGGACAACGGATCGGCGTACACCGGCTGGACCGGCGAGACTGCCTCGGCCCGGATGACCCGAATCTGTGCCGAGGAAGGCGTGACCATCACCGTCCTCGGGACCGCGGCTGAAACAACGCCGATGGGCCCCCAACCAACGGCGACCCTGACAGCAATCCTGTCCGAAACAGCCCGAACGGACGGCGGAGTGCTGTTCGAGGACAGTGACGCTATCGGCCTGGTCTACAAGCCCCTGTCGGAGCTGTACAACCAGACCACAGCACAGACCCTGTCCTGGTCCGGGGACATAACGCCAACCGGCGCACCGGTCCTGGACGATCGAGACGTCCGGAACGACGTGCAGGCCACGCAAGGCAGCCTGACCGCCCGGGTCACGCTCACCACTGGCCCGATGTCCATCCAGGCTCCGCCGACCGGCGTAGGCCGCTACGACACCCGCCTGGACGTCAACCCCGCCGCGGCCACCCAGCTGGCCGACATTGCCGGCTGGTTCCTCGCGACCCGCACCTCGGAGAAGGCGCGGTGGGACAACCTGATCGTCGACCTGGACGCCAGCGCGGTCGACGTCACGCCGATCGACGTCGGCAGCGTCATCGAGCTGTCCAACGTGCCCGTCACCGAAGACCCGAACACGCCCCGGCTCCTGGTGACCAGCCTGGTCGAGGAGAGCACCAACCACCGGCGCACCCTCGCGATCGGGACCACACAGGCAGACATGTACGACGTCGGTGTTCTCGACACCTCCGGATATCTCGATTGCGGCGCCTGCACGACCAGCGAGGCGTTGACCACGACGGAGACACTCTGCGACGTGCTCTGCGCGGACGCGTGCGCCTGGACGCACGTTGATGGCGACTACGACGTGATCATTGCTGGTGAGCGCTGCACGGTGAAAGCCGTCTCGGCGGTCGGCGGCACCTCGGGCGCGTACACACAGACCCTGACGCTGACCCGCAGCGTCAACGGCGTCGTCAAGGCGCACGCCACTGGCCAATCGGTCCATGTGGCCGACCCATTCATTCTCGCGAGGTAGACCAATGGCACTCGGACTCACCTTCTCGGCTGGTAACCGGGTTACCGGTGCCCAGCTCCAGGCAATCGTCGACCAGGTCGACAGTCTGACCGCACCCGGCTGGACGTCGTACGGCACGTGGGCAACCCTGCTGACCGCAGCGACCACCAACCCGACACAGGGCAGCTCATCGGTAACGGCGGTCTACCGGCGTTCGGCCAATTCCGACATCTGTGCCTTCCAGTACCTGCTCAGCATCGATACCGGTGGAGGATTCAACGCCGGCTCCGGCGCGTACCGGTTCCTGCTCCCCTTTGCTGCACACGCATCGGAGAATGGTGCCTACCACATCACGATCAATGAAAGTGGAGTCGCGCTCCGAGTGGGCGGGACAAGCTACGTTGACACCACACACCTTGCCGGTTGGTACGACGCAGCCGGAGGAAACATTGGCTCGGGAGGATTGTCATCGTCATGGACGACAGGAGACTGGTTGCGCATCACAGGAAGCTACCGGGTGGCCGTCTGACCACCCGGCAGCGTCGGGAAAACAAGATGCGATTCTGGTATGCCCTGGCCGGCAATATCGGCCTGGTCAGCCTCTATTACGGGCTCATGATGATGTTCGGGGGGATGGGCGCGCTGTTCTAGTTCACAGACCGCTCACGCGGACGCCGGTGGAGACGTGCGTGCGGGCAGGTCTTGAAATGCGACCGGTAGACAATCTTGACACCGAACAGTATGGCCAGGTTGGTGACCACCCGCGCTGAGGGGGAAATGCCTGGTCGTGGCGTCAGGATGATGTTTCCGCCACCGCGATTCACGTCGACCGGATCATAGTCGACCGGGATCATTCTCAAGGTCTTCTCGTGGCTCGCCCAGATGATCGCCGCGTGGCAGGCGCCGCATTCGTCGCGTACGTACGCCATGTCACACCTCCGGATCGTCGTGGCACCAGCAACAAATGTCTTCCATTCGAGACCAGTGCATGCAGTGCGTGCATTCCGAATCTTGATATTCGAGTACTGAGCTGTTCGCTGATTCCTCGTCGTAGTCGCGCTCATCGTCGTTGTTCATCTTTCACCTACTGCTCGGCCAGTGGTTGTGTCGGTATTCAGCGGGACATTGCTGGTGTCGGTGTTCGTACACGTAGCGGCAGAACCGCCACCACACACGCCTTACCGGTCGGCGTCGCACGGCTCGTTCCGATCAAGCCAGTCGATGACTGCCATTCTGGTAAGGCTGGAGAGGTCGAGTCCTCGCCTTTTCGCTGCGCGGAGGATCTTTCCGTACAGCTCCTCGCCTGCCCTGGTCTGAATCACGGTGTTTGACTTCGACATGTGTAGCACCGTACCACACTGTGGTACATCATGGTGTGGCCTGGTATGGTCGACCCGAAAGAGAAAGCCCCGGGCGTCGGGCCCGGGGCAACGGCGACAGTCGCAAGTAGCCGAAAGGCGAGCATATGGCATGGCAGCTCAGCCAGGAAGTCACAAACTACCTGGCCAGCGGAAACGGGCAGGACCTCACGCCGGCTGAACGCCTCGTGCTGTACGTGATCGCCGAGAACGCCTCAGAGAGCGGGCCGAACGCGCGCCGAGCATGGGATACGGACGGCTGGAGCCTCGCCACGATCGTCGGCGTCTCACGGCTACGCCAGGTCCTGGAGCGGCTGTCCTCTCGCGGACTGGAGTGCCGCGTTTCGCATGGCGCAGATTCACGCGGACGCCCCATCTACGCACACAAGGGGCGGCAGACCACGTATCAACTCCCGATGCTGCCTGTGGATAACTCAGCCAAAGGTGCGTCTACAGACGCGCCTACTGCCTCTGTAGACGCACCTACTGCCTCTGTAGACGCACCCTCCCCGTCTTTCCCCGTCTTTCCCCGGGAAACCCCCCCTTCCCCCCCGCTCGCATCGGTTGGGGAAAAGCGCACCGACGGAGAGGTAGCGGCAGGGCAGGCTTGCGTCGCTCGCTTGCGCGCCGCTCTGCCTGTGCTCGAAACCCAACTATCCACAGTGGACTTTGGGTTGCTGACAACGGCGACGATCGAGGCGCGCGGTCGAGGTGTGACCGAGCGGCAGATCTACGCCGAGGTGGCCGGTAGGAGCCTGGACGGCGCGAGAATGCCCGGCCGTGCCCTCCAGGCCAGGATTGCCGCGTTGCAGCCTCAGCGTGAGCCACAGGGCCGGGAGCGGCCCTGTCCGTTGCATCGCGGTAGCACCTGGAGTGCCTGCCCGTGCTGCAGGGGCGAACTCGCGGCCGGGGAAGACCCGTACGCGGGCCGTGAGCATCTCCGTCCGGCCGGATGGCTGGAGCACTACCCAACTGCCCGCAAGATCATCGCAGCCTGAAAGGACGCCGCATGAACATCGACGAAATCAACATGGAGATCACGAGACTCCGAAGTCTGGACGCCAGCCCAGAGAACCTGCTCCGCATCGCCCAACTGCACGCTGACCGCTACGTGCTGGCCGGACAGGCGGGCATGGATCAATGGGTGCTCGACGCCCTGATCGTGTGCCACAGCGACGCGCTGCGCTCAGCGCTGATCGCCCGAGGCACAGACTCGGATGGGATGACGAAGTGCCCCGAGCGGGCGCCACACAGCCCGCATCGCTGGTGGTACGGGGCAGACCCGCTCACAAGCGCTCGCTGCCCTGGAATCCATCGCGGGTAGACCTCCACACCTCGGCTCCGTATCCTGGTCGACATGACCAGTGGTACGGAGCCTTTCCAGCAGGGCACGAAACGCGTGCAACTACACGTATGGGTCGATGAGGACATAGCCGAGTGGATACGCGGCAGGGCCTACCGAGAGCGCCGCTCGCGAGGCAAGACGGTAGAGAGCATCCTGCGCGCCGAGAAGGCCATGGAGGTGCCGCATGAGCCGCTCCTGGAAGAACGGTTCTACCAGGCGCTGGCGAACGCTCCGAGCGTCCTTGCTGGCAGCGAACCGCATGGAGAACGCGGGTAGGTGCACGTTGCAGATACCCAAGGTCTGTACGGGGCAGGCAACGGACATCCACCACGTACGCGGCAAGGCGTACGGTGATCGCCCCCTGGACCTGGTGCCTGCTTGCTCAGCGTGCAATCAGCACGTAGGCAACCCGGGGCGCATCTCACCCGAGCCGCGCCCGGTATCGAAGTGGTGAGGACGACATGACGAACGACGAGCATCGAGCACAGGCAGAGCGGCTCCTGGCCCTGGCCTACCTACCCAAGATCACAACGCAGGACATGGCCGAGGCTGGCTGTCCTGTGCTGGTCAACACCCGGCAACTCATGATCGAGTTGGCCACCGTGCACGCGCTGATGGGCATGTACCCGCCCGAGAAGGCGGCACCCAAGGTGCGGACGGGTACCCGCAAGATGAGCGGGCAGACGCGCACGGAGCGGGCGGGCAGCCGCGCGGAGCCAAAAAGTTCAGGATCCTGACCGATCGGAACAC